TCGCCGGGCACCGCGCCCGTGACCGTGTATTGGAAGTCCACGACATCGCCGACCATGCCGTCTGGCAGCGTGCCGGAGACTGTGACCAGCGACGGTGCAGGCGTTTCCGCGCGTCCGGTGTCCATGAACAACTGGATCGCATCCACGAACACGCGATTGCCGGCGCTGTGTAGGACGCCCGTGCTGAAGCCACGCGGCATGATCTCGCAGCCTTCGTAGACATGCAGCCACTTCAGGCGATAAACCTTGCCATCCGCGTAGTCGCCGCCGTACCACTCGCCATCCCACTTGAACAGCGTGTTCAAGCGCCAGCGGTCCAGCCCGAACGATTCGCGACGGTGCCAGCGTTGGTTGGTAACGTCATAGCCCCACGTCTGACCATCCTGGAACGTGAGGTAATAGATGACGTAACCGTGGTCTTCGTAGGTGAACGCGAACGCCTTGCGCGGATCGCACTCGCGGAATGCGGCGGCCTGCGCCTTCGTGGACACGGGCACGGGCTGATAGCCCTGCATCCGGTACACGATCAGGTCATTGCCGAGGAAGAAAACGGAGTTGTCGAGCCGCTTGATGGTGTTGGCGTTGGCGCAGCCCTTTTCACTGATCGCGCCTGTCAACCGCTGGAATTGCGCGGTGTCGGTCGGGTTGTGCGACCACGGCTCGATGGTGCGTTCGCCAAAGACCAGCCACTCACCAGCGGACACGATGCCGCCGACGATGCGGTCGGGCGAGGATTCCGCCGATTCGTTGTCGAGGTCGTTATAGGTTTTCGCATCGGCCAGCGCGGAGTAGCGCCAGAACCGGCGCTGCGTATCGACGCCGAGGATGAGCTGGTTGAGGAAGTCCACGGACAGCAGGCCCACGCCGTTAGCGGTGAGCGTGCCGGTCACGGTGTCCCAGACGTAGGAGTTGTCACCCGTGCCGATGACGAGCTGATTGCCGCCGTCGATCTGGTTGTGGGTCATCGACACCTGCCCGGTGCCGGGAATCGTCCCCAACTCGGTAGCGGTGCCCGTCAGGCTCAACTGATACAGCTTGTTGCCCGAGACAACGAACGCCTTGCCTTCCACGTCGCGAGCGCCACGATGCGGGCCGCTACCGACGACTGCGAACGTTTCCAGCCCCGGCGCGGTGGCGAGCTTGTGCTTGCTGCGCGTGCCCGGCAGCTCCGCGAAGGTCGGCAGGTAGTTCACAACGTCCTGCTGCGTCCACGGGCGGGTGTCGTCGCTGTAGCTGCCGTCAGGCAACGGGAAGTCTTGCAACTTGCCCATCAGAGGTCGCCGGTCTCGATGCTGAAGCTGGTTGTGCGGGAGGGGAGTTCAGACAGGTCAGACGTGCCCACCTGGAAGTAGCGCAAGCGCAGCCGGCCCATGCTGGCCTCTGCGATGGCGACAGCTTCTTGCGACAGGCTGCGGCCAAATTCCGGCGCAATGCGAATAGCGAGCTGGTAGGCAATGGCCTCACGGTCTGCGGCGTCTGACGCCAGCGTGTCCGTGGTACTGCTGAGGCTGTAATCCGGCAGGCCAATCTGCGCTTCGTGCCACTCGGCCAACATGCCGTTCAGTGCTTCCAGTGCGTCCTGCGCGATGCTGGCCTCGACGGCCTCGTGCGCGTCAATGATGGTGGCAATGCGCAGGGCGCGGCCGATGATCTGGATTGCAGTCGTCGCCATGCGCGCCTCAAATTAGGTGGGCCATCCTTGGCCCGGTGTGCATCCATGCAAACAAAAGGGGCGGCAGCCGTAGCCACCGCCCCAAGGTCAAGCAATCACACTTAGTTGTTGTGGTAACGCGCGGCCAGGGCGGCCCGCAGGGTCTTGAAGCCATACGCGACATCGAGACGGCACGGGAACGCGTCGTTGTTGATGTCGTAGGCACGCACGATGCGCATGCTGATGCCGTCCATCACTTCGCGACGGGCGAAGTCCACGCCCTGCGGCATGACCAGATCGGCAGTCGCGAACGCGAACGCGCCCTTCTGGAACGCCAGACCGGTCTGCACAGCGGTCGAAGCCGTGCCAGCAATCACGACAGCCTTGGAAGCGCCGGCCGAGTTGATGACGATGTTCTGCTTCGCGCCCGACGTGATCGGGGTCGGCGAAACGCTCACCGCACCACCACCGCCCGCATAGGCCGCCGTGCACACGAACTGCTGCAAGCGGCCCGTGTCCACCTTGGTCTCCGGGTGCACTTCGTTGACGCCCGCGACCGTGAACACGTCGCCAGCGGCGATGGTGCCGGTGCCGGTGGCAACGGTGATGGTCGCCGTGCCCGAGGTGATGCCCGTCGAGGTGTTGACCACATACGCGGTGTCGCCAGAGCCACGGGTGTGCGACGGCATCAGGGTGTTCTCGCCCCAGGTGAAGCCAGCCGCGCGGCCGACCATGCCTTCCTTGTACTGCTTGGAGATGGAAGCGTCGTCGTTGAACAGCGTCTTGGTGTCCTTGATCACGTCCGCCATCGCGTTCGGATCGAGGAGCATGGTGCGGTCGTTAGCCGGGGCCAGTGCGTTCTGCAACTTGACGCGAGCATCGAGCGCCTTGTTGTAGGTCGCAGCCGCGCCGCCGTTCCAGATGGACTGGTAAACGTCTTTGTAGACGTTGGACAGGACGTGGCTCTCGATGTTGGCCGCCAGGACCGCCATCGCCGGGTCGAGGATGCGCGCGCTGAAGTCGTCCAGCGAGAGCGTCAGATCCAACGAGGTGAAGTTGAGGTCAACACCCTTCTGGGTGGCAATCTGCAACGTGGTGGAGGTCTCGGTGGTGTCCTGCGCGGCAAGCGTCGCGCCGGTACGGACCGTGTACTGGTTCGGCAGGCGCACCTTCAGGCTGTCGCCGATCTTCGCGCCGGTATTGGCGAAGGAGTCGTCGTAGTCGCGGGTGATGTTGCCGATGAAGTTCAGTTTCTGGTGCAGGACTCGCAGCGCCTCGCGGGTGACTGCGGTTGGGGTAAGCAGGCTATTCGCCATGATTCAGCTTCCTTGCTGTTATTTCTTGAGTGAGGTTTGCCGCCATGCCAACCACTCGGCCTGAGACATCTCATCCGGGTTTTTGGTGACGGTTGCCTTGCCGCCACCGAGAGTCGGCGGAGGGTTAGGCGCGTTCGTGACGGTTTTCGGCTTGGCTGCGCTGACTTGCGCCTCAATGCGGCCGAGCTGGACAGCGGCGATGTGGGGCGGGAGCCGCGAGATGCGGTCCGCTTCATCGAGGTGGTTGGCGAGGTAATGCACAACGGCCGGCCCGTGATCGCTGAGGCCGATGACCTCCACGACTGCGGGATGGAATTGCACGGCTCGCCCAAGGTCGCTGACGGCGTTGTCGAAGTCCGGGTGTTCCTTCGCGTACTTCTGCGAACGCTCCTCAAACTGCTGCTCAACCGTCTGCTGCTGCTGTCGCTGGCTCTGCTGCTGATACCTCTGCTCAACCCGGCTCTCGGCCTGTGCGATGGCGTGTTGCGTCATCGCGGCAGACCAGTCATCGAGGCTGGCAAAGTCTTGGATCGAGGGTGGCTTGTCGTGGCTCTGCGGCTGGTGTTGCGCGGTCTGCCGGTACTGGCTCAGTTCCCGCTCTAGTGAATCTGCGCGCCGCTCGGCCTCGCGCCTTGCTCGGGTGATCTCATTGACGCGCTCCTGCGGGACAAACCGGCCCTTTTCATCTCGGGTCCGCTGTTCCTGCTCTTGCGCCTCAATTTGCTCCGTGGTCTGTTCCGGAGCGTTCGTCGTGTCCGTGGTTTCAGATACGACAGGTGCGACCAATGCGCCGTCAACGGCGGTCTCAACATCACTCATTGCGCGTCATCCTTGACGAATAGCCCAGCTACCGGCTGGTACGGTTACTGCGCGCCTGAATCGGCGGAGTCGGCAGCCTGCGCTGCCATTTGCTGCATGCCGGCCTGGTGCTGCTGGTCGGCGTGTTGTGTCTGTGCGGACTGTGCGTGGCTCATGGCCTGCATGGCTGCGTCGTGCTGGCGTTCGGCTTCTGCGTTGGCGTGGTCATAGGCGAACTCCGCCTCTGCTTCCTGCACCTGAATGCCGAGCTTCATGCGGTTGGTCACGGCGTTGTAGCGTTCGATCTCCAATTGCGCCGCCGCAACGCGCTCCCGCAGGATGGCGTCATCCTTGGACTGCGCCTTGGCCTGCAACGCCCGCATTTCCTTCTGCATCTCGCCGATGTGCTGCTCGGCCATCTGCTGCATCTGCTGCATCTGGCCCTGCAACTGCGCCACCTCTGGCGGCACGTCCTTACCAGCCTGCAACTGCTGCTGGATCGGCGGCGGCAGCATCATCTTCAGCCGCTCGGCCACCTGCTCGGCCTTCGGGAAGTCCAGCGAGCCCATCACCAAGTCACCCGCGACCGCCATCAACTGCGGATTGCCCTGCGCCATGTTGAGCATCAGGTCGGCGAACTCGGCGCGCTGCGTGCTGAAGCTCGGGCCGGTGGACACGGACACGTCGTACTTGCCGGCTGACAGGTCATTCAGCACCGTGCCGTCAGGAAGCGTCTGGTTGATCTTCTGCCAGTCCTCGCCGCCGTCCTTGCCCAGCACGCGCACGGCGCGCTCGGTGTCGTACACGCTCGGCAGCAGCTCCAGAACGACCTCACCCGTGGACTGGATAGCGAAGGCCAAACCGTCCTGATAGCTGAAGGTCGCGGTATCGCCTTCGCGCTGGCGGGCGATGATCGCTTTGCCGCTGGTCTCGTTGCTCTTGGCCCCCAGGCTGGCGTCATGGATGCCGGTGGAGGACTTCAGCAGGTCAATCGACATCTGCCCGAATTGGGCGAACGCGGCGTGGATCGGTGGCGGCGACAGGAACGAGGGGCCGCCCGGCATCTGCGCATCAGGCGTGATGGGCAGGTACGGCAGGTCAACACTGTTGGACGAATCCCACAACTGCTTGATGCCTTGGCCTTCCAGCATCTTCGGAGTGAGGACCGGCGTCGCCTTGTGCTGCTTGGCAAGGATCTCCTGCCCGGTGGTGATGTTGTAGTTCACCAGCCGCGCGGCGTCCTTGGCGTGGCGCACGAGGCCCGACCACACCCACTTCCCGTCCACGAAGTAGCGGTCGCCGAAGCATGGGATGACCGGAATGCGCTTGCCTGCCCAATCGTGTGGTCCGTCGATCTCCTCAGCACCCGACACGATGGACGTGACGACCTTGTGCGTCTGAATCTCGCGCTCGCGGACCACTGTGATGCCCTGCTGCGCCAGTTCAGCGGCGGCGGCCACACACTCAGCCTTTTTGATCGTGCGGCCATCGGACAACAGGCAGACGGATTCCGTGACCGGCACCTTGCGCCAGTATTCCGCGATGCGGACAGACGACTCACCGCACCACGATTGGTAACGCTCGCGGTTGAAGTCAGATTCAAAGTCGATGGCGTCGGCGTCGGGATAGCGGCGCTTGAACTCGTCGCGGGAGATGGACTCCTCCACGAAGCAATACTGAGCGTCGCGGCAGTCGCGCTCCTTGGCGTCCGGGTCGAACCACACCGTGCTCAGGGCGTCCGGAATCTCCTTGATGGCGATGTCCTGGTCCCAGCCATCGTCCTGGCTGTACTCAGTGACCACACGCCACGCACCCATGCCAGCAGCCGACGACCACTCAAACGCGGTGTCGTATGCCTGCCCCGCCTTGGAGCGGTCCTCGATGTTCTTGATGATGCCCTGACGCAGCTCGGCACCCTTGGTGTCGCCATCCTCCACCGCGCGAATCTTGATCTGTGGCCGCGCCTGCTTCTGGTCGCCCGTGATCTGCCGCCAGTGGGCGCGCAGCATGGGGAACTCGTAGCACGGACGCCCGCGGCGCTTCTTCTTCTGCAACTCGTCCCACTGATGGCCGGGCACGGTCACGAAGCGGAAGTCGTCCAAGCCGAGCTTGCGGTTGTCCGAATCCGCCTCAACGGCACGGTCGTACCGCTCGCGCATCTCCTTCATCGGATCGGCGCTCGGGTCATCCTTGACCCTCTTGCGAGATTCCTTCACGCGAACTCCGAAACGAAATGGGATGTGTCGAACTTCACGCCCTGACGGGGCGCGTTCTCTGTGTGGTCAATGGCAATCAAGCCGAACGAGTCGGCCGCATGACTTGACCAGTCGTGGTCAGGCCCAAGGCCAATCTGCCGCTCGTCGTCGCGCTTCTCGTGGTACCAGCCCAATGCAGCACGGCCAGCCTCCGTCGTGTCCTCGTTGAACCAGAACGACGGGAACAACCTGCGGGCCGTCTCGATGCGGGTCTTGGCGGCACCGCGCCCCATGTTTGGGATCACGACGACCGTGTAGCCAAGCTGCTCGAACGCGCTCTTGTAGCTGACCGCGAACACCTTGTCGTGCTGGTCGCCGTCGTGCGGTAGGACGATGGTCGTGTTGCCGGGCACATAGCCCTTGTCTCGCAGCCATTGCGCATGGGTCGCCATCGGTTGGCCCTGCACCTCGTAGTAGTCGAGGATGCGGACCTCTTTGCCGATGAACTGGTCGGCCCACATGGTGAAGGCGTCTGCCCGCTGCCCCGTGCCGCCGATGTCGCAATGCACCCGGAAGGACATCAGCGGGTCAGCAGCGACGCGGCTGATGCGGCCCTCTGCCTTGGCTTTCGTCAGGTCGCTGGCGTAGTACGCGCCCTCCACAACCGTCACGAAGGCACCTTCCCAAATGTGGTCGTACTGGTCCGCGTTATCGACTAAGCAGCGTTGCCGCTTACGCTCAAGGATGGCGGGGAACTTCGGGTTGTCCCGCCAGTTCATCTCCACAACCTTCACCAGCGGATCGGCGCTGTTGCGATAGCGCGACTCCACCGCCGCATTCTTGCGCGCAGGGTTCCACGTCACCCACAACTCGGCATTCCAGCCGTCGTTCTCCTCGCGGAGTGTCGGCTCTAGGATGTCCCACGCAGCCCCGGTGACAGGCTCCGCCTCATCCACCCAGCAGATGAGGATGCGGCCCTTGGACTTGACGCTATTGATGCTGCGATCCAAGCCAGCGAAGGCGAACCAGATGCGACCATCGCGGCTCTTAACGTACTTCTCGCCTACGTCGTAATAGGCCGCCAGGATTGGCTCATCTTCAATGGCGCGTTTGACTTCCTCTAGCGAGGAATCGTCCAGCGAGTTCATGTACTGGCGAGCGCACAGGATCTGGCCCGTGATGCCGGCCTGTCCGAAGCGCATCCCGAAGAACGCGGCCATCTTGGCGAAGCTGCGCGTCTTGGCTGAGCCACGGCCGCCATGCGATCCACGAACGTCCGCCCTACCCCTGAAAACCTCTTGCAGCTTTCGGGGCAGGCGGATGACAACTTCAGTCATTCAAGGTCGGCGAGCTTGTAGCTCGTCACCGTCTCCACAGCCCCGCCATCAGGTCCGCTGACCTCCACCGCCTGCGCGGGCTTGCCGTCGAAGCGGTTGGCAAGCTCCTGGATCGCCCAAGGCTCACCGCTCTCTGCCTTTTGGCACACCATCTCCGCGACCTTATCCAGCGTCCCGCGCTGAACAGCCTGCTTGCGTAGCGCGTCGAACCATTCCTTAGCCTTGCGCGCGTTCGTGTTTCCGATAGGTGCGGCCATAATTAACTCAACGCTTAACCCTTTGATTGCTCGGGCAAAGAGTTCGCTCGCCCGAATGCGATTTCAGCCAGCATCCACGCCCGGATTGCCACATACAGCGGCGTGCGCCTCACAGCAGCACCAGCCGCGTTGCAATCAGTGTTTCGCCATTCGCCAGCGTGACCGTGTTGGTCAACGTGCCGCAGCTCGTGGCCGCGCCTGTGATTGTTGCCAGTGGGGTTGCCAGCACTGCGCCTGAGAACGTCCCTGTTCCCGAATACGTCCATGCGCTTGAACTGATCGTAGTGCCGCGCTTCTCACACTCGGCCGCCCACTGGTTGCTAACCTTGATGGTCTCGCCGCTCGTGGTGTAGACCGTTTTCCGCTGCATCAGCGCATCAGGCCGCGAAGCCTGGCCCCACCGAAGCCACCACCCAGACGACCCAATCCGCCGCCGCCCATCTGCTGCGGCTGGAACCCGCCGCCTGTGTATGCCTGCGGAGGGCCGACCGGCTGCGGCTGCATACCGCCACCCGTGTAGGCGTTCGGCATCGCGTGAGGCGCGTCGTAGCCGCCAGTGCCGACGTTCATGCCGCCCTGCATCGGAGGCAGTCCGCCACCCGTCTGTGCGCTCGGGAAGCCCTGCACCATTGCTGGCAGTCCGCCGCCCGTGCTGATGTGCATGTTCGGCATACCCTGCGCTGGCATGGGCTGCATCCCGCCGCCTGTGTGCGCCTGGAAGCCGCCAAGCTGCCGGTGCATCCCTGCGAACGACTGCTCGGCGTTGTCCATGCCGTAGGGCTGGCGGCCCATGTAGTGCTGAAACAAGTTCATTCCACGTCCTTGTGGTCGGCCTTGGCCGTGTAGTCCTGCCGCTGCTGGTCAACCCATGCTTGGTCGGCCTTGCGCTCGCCGAAGATGCGCGCCCAGTTGTCCGCCACTTGCTCGTCAGGCGCTTCCTGCGGCCGACGCCCTGAACCTTTGCCGCTCATTGCAAAACCCTATCGCTAGGCGCGGTCAACTCAGCCACCGCGCGATTCATCAGTGCCAATGCCTCTTTCGGGTTTGCGCAGACAATGACGATCTGGTCGCCCTCGCCTTCCCGCAGCCAGATGGAGCCCCTGACGGCCAGCACCAACTCGGCGGCTACGTCGTCCAGGCGGTTATTTGCCACGAGCCCAATCACTCAGCGCCTTGTGCTTGGCGGCGCAGCGGTTGTATTGCTCGATGGTGATGCCAGCCCACTTGAGCAGGTCGTCCATCGTCATGTCCCTGTGCACGTCCTGTAGGCGCTCACACAGCGCAGCCGACTCACCCGGCGCTACTGGCCTTGCCTGCGTCGATACCGTCTTGCAGTGCGTCAGCAGCAGCGTCAGGCACAACGCACTCAGGACTCGTCGGGTGTTCGCGTACTGCATCGGCCACCTTCTGCCCGGTTCGCGGGATCTTCTGTTGCGCCTTACGCAGCGCCTCGTCAGCGTCATACGCCTGCTTCTGTGCCTGCTCGATCAGCGCACGGGCGTCCTCGGCAACCTGCCGGCGCTCGGTTTCCATCTTGGCCGTCAGGCGTAGGCCGTTGAAGTACCAGCCCGCCGAGAATGCAGCGGACAGCAGCAATGCAGCCGCGCCGACCTTGATGTAAACCCAATACGGGTTGAGCGATGCCAGCCTCATGTGGCAGCCATCTGCTCGTCTGTGAACTTGAGGGGGAAGATGGCCGTCATGCGCCACGGGATGATGGGGAACGGGTACACGGCGTTAACCACGCCAACCACGCGCCCGTAGCGGTCGAACACCGCAGCCCCACTGCATCCGTACCAGTCGCCCGGCCGGTCCAGCATCATCACTTCACCGACCCAGCCCGACACATAGCCGACCTGCAACATGCCCGGCACACCGGCCGGATTGCCAAAGCCAAAAACGGAATCGCCTTGCTTGGGTTTCGACCCCATGCGGGCGATGTCCTTGAAATAGACATC